GAAAGCATCATTTGTGAGTCGGTAGAGTTCACAGTTGCGCTTGCGAGTGACCAACAAGACACATCCATTGATGTTCATTCTTTCCACTCTTTTCAGTTGTCGCTAGTTGAGGTCATCAACTAATGGCGTATCGAGGGGCAACGCAAGATGCAATTGCCGAAATGTCAGCAGAACAGTGCATCGTTGTTCACTTGCTTGAACTGCATTGGGATGATTCGATTGTTCGGCTAACTGATTTCAATCGGGAACTCACAACCAGTAACGGCACATACACTGCACTTGGTCATTTGCTTTCTTTTTCTGATATTGAAGAAACGTCAGAATTAATCACATCAAACATAACGGCGCAGTTATCAGGGATTGAGCAGTCGATGATTGCTCTGTTCTTGTCAGAGAATTATCTGGATAGACAGATGGATTTATATAAATGCTTTCTGACTTCTGCCATGACTCCCGTGGCTGATCCGGTGCTAATCTTCTCTGGTCGAATAAATAAACCTATAATCGCAGAAGACCCCGAGTCTGGCACTTGTTCTATCGGTATTGAAGCGGCTAGTCACTGGGTCGATTTTGAGCGCAGGGGGGGTAGGCATACAAGCCACAATGAGCAGGTAAGTCGGTGGGAACCAACGGATAAAGGGTTCCAGTATTCTGATCAGGTACTCGATGAAATAAAATGGGGTATCAAGTGATATCCATCAGCGACCAAATGTTTCTGTCGAGAATGTTGGGCGAGGTTCAGCTACAACCGTTTGCGTGGGGCATGAACGATTGCAACACTCTGGCAGTGTCATGGATGGATCGAGTATCAAATAGTGATGTGTTATGCGCAATCGAGGGTAACTATACGTCGTTTAGTGAAGCAGTCACTTTCTACAAAAACTTTCCAAGTTGGCGATCTATTTTAGACACGCTCGGATGGGGGCAAGTCACTACGCTGCGAAACGGTGACTTGATCTTGCGGCAGGGGAAAAGTTTCGTGTTCGCGCATATTTTTTTAGAGGGTCTTGGTTATTCAGTTGATCGGCACAAAGGATTAGTTGCCGGACGATTTGGCGGTCAAATCGACAAATGCGAGGTGATGCGATGCCTGCGTTAGTCCCGTACCTGATGGCAATGGGTATGTCGTATGGCACAGCAACGACAGTGGTAACTGTTGCTGTTGCGGCGGCGAAAGTTGGCGCGGCTATGGCTGTCAGTTATGGCATGCAAAAACTTCTGGGCGAGGACATGCCAAGCATGGACAGCCAAGGAATGCTTGCAAATAAAGCGTCTGCGCTTGCTCCAATAAAAGTGATTTATGGTGAGCGCAGGGTTGGCGCTACAAGGGTTTTCGTTGGGTCATCAGGATCACTGCAAAATAAACGGCAGGCGCACCGAGAATTGCACATGGTTCTGGCTATTGCAGAGGGCGAGATTGAGTCTTTTGAAAAGATTTGGATTAACGACACGCAGTACGAAATTGATGGAGTAATAAACGACAGATTTGAGGTAATGCACGGAAATGTTCCGGTCGTAGAGTTCAACGAACATCTTGGCGCATGGGATCAGGTTGCCGATGAAAAACTGATTGAGCGCATGCCCGACCAGTGGACGGCAAATCACAAGCTAAGTGGGGTGGCATATATTTATGTGCGACTCTATCATGACAGAAAGGTCTTTTTCTCCGGGATACCAACGTTTACGTTTGATGTGAAAGGGGTGAAAGTTTACGACCCTCGCACCGGCGTTGATGCTTGGAGTGACAATCCGGCGTTGTGCATTAGAGATTATCTGACTAATGACGTTTATGGTCGTGGCATTGATGAGGTTCATATTGACGATGCGGCAATTATCGTTGCGGCAGATTATTGTGATGAACTGGTGACGAAAGGCACAAGCGATGCGAAGATGCAGGAGTTACTTGTTGTCAATGTGTCGGAGTCAGCCGTGGAAAACACACCCACAACTCACGCTGTCGCAATGAACTCTCCCACGGCAGGGTCGGGTTTGGTAAAACAGATCATAATCACAGCGTCAACCTCAATGCGATACACAGCATTTGGTGCTTTAAGGCTATTTCATGATGGAGTTGAATTAGCTATGGGTGAACGAACAGATGTGTCGCTCACCGAAGCTACATTCTCATCAGGGGTTAGGATCGTTGCGAGTAGCACATACAACAAAAATAGTTACTATGATGTTGGCAACGTCTTAGATCAATCACTGTCAGCCACTTATTATTCGACTGATGGGTATTGGTTGTCTGGAGATTCACCTGCAACTGTGACCATCACTTTCAACACCCCGGTTGAGATTGACTCTTTCAGTGTAGTAACAAAACCGGACACGACTTATCATACAAATAGAGGTGCTGATTTGAACGTGGCATTTCAAGGACAAGAGTTATTTGATAAAAGATATACATGCAACGGTGTGATTGATGTAGACAAGAAAGCGATGAACAACTTGAGCGACTTATTGACAAGTTGCAGAGGAATGATGGTTTTCTCTGGTGGCAAATATCGGCTCATCGTAGACAAGCCAACGACAGTAACTGGCACAGCGAATGCAAACAACATCACTGGCTCATGGAGCATTTCTTTAGGGGATAAATCAAACACATTCAACTCTGTCAGGGCTAGATTTTTCAACAAGGAAGAAACATGGCAGGATGACCAAGTGGTTGTCGAGCGTGAGGAACTCAAAGAACTCGACAACAATCTTGTGTTGCAAGCTGATCTCAAATTGCCGTTCACAAGTGACATGGCAACAGCGAAACAGATTGCTTTGGCTAATCTCAATCAATCACGGCAACAAATTTATGCAGAGTTCACCGCAACCATCATTGGCATGATTGTCGAGGTTGGTGATGTAATAAATATCACGCATCCAACACCGGGATGGGATGCTAAACCGTTTCGGATATTAAAAATGTCATTGCAACCGAACGATGAAGTTCTGATCGGCTGTCGAGAGTACGATGAGTCAGTTTACGACTTGTCCGATCTAGTTCTCCATGACGATATCAAGTCAGACACGAATCTACCAAATATCGATACTTGTTTACCACCAACAGATATGGTGGGGAATGAGGAAATAACTTATGCGCCACAGTCACTAGACAATATTGCTCCTGATGACACGCTTGTCACAAAAGCGACAGTGACTTGGGAAACCAATGAGCCGTTTGCTGATTACGCTGAATTTGAATATCGCAGTCATAGCACCGGAGAATGGATTCGACTTGACGAGATTGAGTCAAACACCGACAAGGTTGCTTCGTCATGACCAGTTACACCAAATATATTAACAATGTCGTGGACGAAACCACAGTGGTTGAGTTGCGCGTACGCACGGTGAATCTAGCCGGAGTTCCTAGCGCATGGCACTACGGTGATATTACGTTCGACGGGCATCAAGACGAACCGGTTGATTTGCAGTATCTCAATGTCACGGTGACGGATTCCGTTGCGAATCTTGAATGGAATAGAATCACCGACACAAAGGCAAGTTTGGAATTGCGGCACACTTCAGTTCTGGATGATGCAAAATGGTCGGATGGCACACAGATCAAATGGCTTTCTTACGCGGCAGTCACAACGACAACGCCACATAAAATTGGCACATACATGATGAAAGCGGTTCGGCAAGGCATGGAATCGCCGAATCATGTTGCCGCAGTTTCAACAGTAGAAGAAAAGCAACTGAACGAGTTGCAAGAGTACATTCAACACGTTGAGTTTGCCGGCTCGCACTGGCAGACAGAAGTTGTCGATGATGCGCTTCAATTGATGCCTGAACCATTTCTTATTGAATTGAATAATGGTGATACCCTCATCACAAATACTGGTGATGATATTCTTGTGACGAATAGTTACACTGTTCCAGAACAAGGAATTTATAATTTCGCAACCGGATTGACACTCTCAGAAATCGGGTCGGTCACGTTCAAGAGCATCTTAGACAGTGAGGACTTGTCACTTGAGGATTTGGTTGATGCGCGAGTTCCATTCATGGATTCATGGGGAGAGTTCGACTCGCTAGCCGGCGGCAGTGTGACAAAAGAAATTCAAGTTCGCACTCGTAACGATATTAGTGACACTGGTGATTGGCAGGCGCTTGTGGATGGTGTAGAAATGACCGGTCTGGCATTTGATTTTCGCTTAGTGCTGACATCTCCCATGCAGAATACTAATGTGCGAGTCAGCAAGCTAGGCGTTACTGCTAATGTACCTGATAGAACTGCGCGTGGTTTTGGCATCGAAACTGATGCGACAGGTATTCACACTGTTACATTTGATAAGCCATTTCGGAGACCACCATTTCTAGGAATTTCCGCTCATGATTTGGTGGGGAGTTTTGAAATCTCAAATATCACGTTGTCTGGGTTTACTGTTACATTTGTCGATGTGAACGATGCACCGATTGCAACAACTTTTAACTATCAAGCTACAGGATTTTAGCGATGGCACAAACAACTGATTTTATCATCGATAACGGCACTGGATCATCGGTTCGAGCAGATATTAATGATGCTCTAATGTCACTTGCAACACTTAACTCTGGGGCAACAGCACCTACGAACCCGGTGGATTGGATGTTGTGGCTTGATACTACGCAAACAACGATCAACATCTACATGAATGATGCATGGCATCCGATTTTACAAGCCAACGCCACTTCGTCATTCCCGTCTGGAACAAGAATGATTTTTAACCAAGCTTCGCCACCAACGGGGTGGATACTTGAGGAGTCGACAAGCCACTCTGGTACTGCATTGCGAGTTGTCACTGGCACTGGTGGTGGTGTGGGTGGAACACAGGAATTTTTAGGGTGGCTAACCGGACATTCTCACTACGCAGCGGTACAAACTTACACTTATACCCCCGGTGGGGCGGATCGTTCTGTCGGTCATTCGGGAGGTGTTACTACGACTCCAAAATACACAGATGTGGTGATTGGTGTGAAATCGTAATGGAAAGGGTTATGACCTGCCCACTTGGGAGTCAGTGCGAAGAAATCAAAGATGGGAAAATCCATCAATGCCACTGGTATACAAAAATAGTGGGCAAGAATCCTCAATCGAATGAAGAATTAGATGAGTATCGGTGCGCGATTGCATGGATGCCGTTATTGCAGATTGAAATGAGTCAAACAAATAGAGGGCAAACACAAGCTATTTCATCATTCCGTGATGAGATGGTGGAATCGAACAACAAGAGTATGGCACTAAATAGCCAGTTGCTCGTTGCAAAAATCACAGGAGCAAGCGATGGCAAAGACTAAATTAACCGACTTACCAGAAGTTCTTGTCGCCGATAACGCGATGGAAATTATGGTTGAAGATGCCGGAACGGTCAAGAAAATCACCAGAGCGAATTTTGTTGATGGACTTGCGTCAGCAGGAACAACCACTGCCGGAGGTACTTCTGCCGGCGGCGGAGTTGGTGCAGGAGGTGCTGTCGAGTTGATTGCATCTGGTTCTTTGGTAGCAGGCGAGCCGGTATTGTTGAATCCTGACGGTACGGTCACTTCTGTTGGAACAACGACACTGAGCGCCGCTATGCAGTTCACCAATATTCAGAGCATCCCACTAAATGGTACGAATCCTACCGGTAGTAAAACCAAAATACACACCTCTCTATATGATGCAGATCGGAATCAATCAGTTGTGCTGTATACCTTTGGCAGTAGTTTGGATGAAAGAGTGAAAGATGCGACAGTGCCAACATCTGTGCGCTGTCTGATCGGTCACACCGTGTCAACTGCTGATGATTTTCAAGTGGATCACGACGGCGAGTTTGTGTCTTCTGGATTTTTGTGGGGGGTGAACTTTGAAAATTATGGTCACATTTCCGCATGCATTGCCGGGGATAAACTTTTGGTCTGGTATGACCATGAAAATGGGGCGCAGTTTATTGTCGGCACGTTGGTCTCTGGTGGTGTCTCGTGGGGGGTATCTCAAACTTTCAATAATGGGTATCACGCAACTTTTTATGAGAGTGCGGCTTTTTATGACGCTGTTAATGATAAGGTCGTTATCTCTTTTGGGAGTTATGGTGCTTCGCTGAATGGTTTCAGTCAATATGCGTCTGGATTAACACCACCGATCGATCCTCACGATGTTGATTATATCTATCGTGATGCCGGTGGGCAGAGAAAGATAGGGATATATACATTCGACGGCACTGATTTGGTTGTTGAGGGTTCGCTACATAACGTAACCCCATCGGATGATGGATTCTTGAATTGCTCCGGGTGTCATGCTTATGCACCGAGCGGCACTGTTGTCGATTGGCTCGCGTCACCACTGTCATTTGCCCTAGACATTTATTATTTCGATGTTGATGGTGCATATTGTCTTGGTTATCTGAACACATCAGGGCAAAGGGTGTGGAGTACAATTCAATATGGCGGTGGGGGTTGGTGGACAACGCAACGCATGTCGAGATTAAAGGTCACGAGTGCATGGGCGAAAAGCAGTTGCTCGGTATTAAAATCATATGTCGCTTTCCAAACAGTTTCCGGCACATACCCTGCCGAATTAAAGCGTGGCGGAGTGTTGAAACTTCTCCCGATCAGGCAAGATACTGAGGGGCAAGCGCCGACATTTGGCAGTGCGACCGACAATATAAACATCAGTACTGTTAATTCTAATACGGGAGGTTATTCATATCCGAATGACGTTAATATGGTTTATTCCAATTATCATCAGGTTTTTGCATACGGTCAGGCAAGTGCAGACCACGGTACATTGTCAGTCAGAGCGTTTCATCTTCATGGGTCTGAGAATCATGTAACAGTTCAAACATTTGGTGGTGGGGGTAATAGTTCCACGAACACGTTTTCACCGGGAGTGACTGCAAGAAGTAATTCAGGTCACGAAGTCGTTCATGTGAACAAAACGATTTGGTTCTTTTCAAACGGGGGAGAAATCAGAGTGATGATTTATGATCCCGGTTCAGATTTGATCGTGTCAAATTTAGGGGATATGCCATTTGTCGGATTTGCTGCCAATAATCACGCTGACGGTGAATCAGCATTAATACTGACCGTAGGATCAATCGAAACAACGCGCACCGGCTTGGTTCCCGGCACAAAAATGTGGGTCAGGGGTGACGGGTCTTTGCAGTCTAGTGCAGATGAATACGCTGTTTTTGCCGGCACAGCACTTACATCAAATAAACTTCTGGTGAGATTCTAATGGCTAACGCAACGGCACAATTCGATGTTGCTCCGGCGCTCAAAAAGACGAGCATTGATAGCAAGATTGCGCTCGATATGTCACTCAATGTGGCTGTCAGCATGTCAGGCACGATTGCAGTTAACGAGATTGTTTTGCCAGTGTTGCCGGATTCATTTTTGTTGTTGGAAAATGGTGGATATTTGCTACAAGAGAACGGTGTCGATAGGATAAAATTGGAGGTAGGATTATGAAAACTTTGTACATCGGCAATGATAATATCGTGTCGATTTCCGGACTCACGAATGCTGCAACGAATGTCGTTGTCAATGATGCGACTGTGATGCTGTCGCTGAGTGACACTTCCGGCAATGCAGTTGCAGGGCAAACATTTCCGGTTGCGATGAATTACATTTCGACTAGCGATGGGGATTATGCGCTCAACTTGCAAAGCGATTTGCAGTTACGACACAACACTATTTACGTTGCACAAATAACAGTTAATTCGTCCGGCATTGATGCCGCATGGGAATTTCAGATGAAAGCTGAAAAGCGAGGTCTAAATGGCTGACTCCGCAATCTCCGGGTTACCGGAACTGACTACACCAACAGATGATATTGAATTTGTCATTAACGACAACGGCATTAATAAACGAATCAAGAACACCAATATGTCGGCTTCATCAGGGGCAGAAACGCCCAGTGGGTTGCTGACGAAATTGAAAACAGTTGACGGTGTTGGCAGTGGACTTGATGCGGACACAATACAAAATCAAACACCAGATAATCTATCGCTGAACGGCGGCTATTTCTAAAGGAAACGACTATGGCAAACACAATTCAAATCAAACGCAGTACCACAAACGATGCTCCTGTAATCGATCTTGCTGCAGGGGAATTAGCATTCTCTGAACAAGCCAAGAAATTATATGTGGGAACAGCAACTCAGGGTAATTTTCTCATCGGAGGGCAGGTAGGGGTCAATGTGCAAGCATACGATTCAAATCTGGTTAGCGATGCTAATTACGTTGCAACCGATGTCAACTTTTCAACTGCGTTGAAAGCTAAACTAGATAACATTGAAGCTAATGCAACGGCAGACCAAACTCAAGCCGACATTAATGCTTTGAATGTTAATGCGGCAACAGTTAGCGGTTTCACCGTAGGTGTGTCAGTTCCGGCAACTGCATTATTTACCGACACGACTTACACGGTTGGTGATGGTGGTCTGTCGCAGAAGAATTTCACAACAACGTTAGCGTCAAAACTTGACGGCATAGCGGCAAGTGCCAACAATTATACTTTGCCTGTGGCAACTGATTTAGTGTCTGGTGGTGTCAAGGTTGGGTCGAACCTAACGATAGACGGAAGTGGTGTATTGTCAGCAGACGCACAAGCCTACACATTACCTGCCGCAACAACGGGGGCTTTAGGTGGCGTTCAGGTCGGTAGTGGGTTAGCAATTACTGCCGCAGGATTGTTGAGTGCTACGGGTGTAACACCGGGCAACGCCACAACCACAACTGACGGTCTGATGAGTAGCACAGACAAAACTAATCATAATTCTGTGTATTCGTGGTATTCAACCATGACTACCGCAGATGGTGACGCTATCATCAATACGGTTAACGAGATAGTTGCGGCATTTGAAAATCACGCAGAGGGTTTAAATTTAATCACTGAATTGGATTCAAAATTAAGTGCTTCATCTACCATTGACGGTGGGTCTTACTAGGAAAAATTATGGCTAACAAAATACTAACAAAGAAATCCTCTACGGCAGGAGTTCAACCGACTGCGGCTGACCTCGATGTAGGTGAGTTAGCCGTAAATACCAGTGACGGCACATTGTTCACCAAGCACAGCGATGGCAGTGTAAAAGCGGTTGGCAGTAGTCCGACACACACGCATGACTATGCACCAACAGTGCATACGCACACAAATAGCATTGACTACTTAACAGACGTTGATGTTACGACAACCGCACCTACCGCAGATCAAGTATTGAAGTACGATGGAACAAACTGGATTCCGGGAGATGACGTTGCAGGTTCAGGGGGCACAGGTGGTACAACTAACCTAACAGCAGGCGTTATATGGGATAACCATTCCACAACAGCTTACGACTATACCAATGATGGGGTAGCCGGA